CTTTCTGATGGCTCACTTTGCTGAAATTGGATTAGAAAACACTGTGCTGCGCGTGATTGTTGTGAATAACGCAGAGCTACTTGACGGCGACGGCGCAGAGCAGGAATCGCTTGGCGCTGACTTCTGCCGCGATCTGTTTGGTGGCACATGGGTGCAGACGAGCTACAACGGAAACATACGCAAAAACTTTGCTGGACAAGGCTACATCTACGACTCGGCCAGAGATGCCTTTATACCTCCGAAGCCTTTTTCAAGCTGGACTCTGGACGAAACAACGTGCCGCTGGGAAGCCCCGATACCTTACCCAAGTGATGGGCAAGAGTATTCGTGGGATGAAGCCAGCGGTACATGGAATGTGAGTGAGTAACTATGGCAGTTAACTTTCCAAACAGCCCCTCGAACGGAGATACCTTCACCTCTGGCGGTATCTCGTTTACCTACAACTCAACAGACGGGACATGGGCTAGCAGCACCTCGGCGTCTGGGATCAACGGTCTCAGCGATGTTGATACGTCTACTAACGCTCCCTCTACGGGTCAGCTCCTTCAGTGGAACGGAACTAATTGGGTTCCCTACACTCACACCAATGGAATCACTGAAATAGATCAGTGGAGGATCACGGCGAACATAACGTCCGACGCTTCACCGATTACTGGGACGTGGGAAAGGAACGACACAGATTATTCGGTGGTTGGAACAGGGATGTCTCAGTCGAGCGGTATCTTTACTTTTCCATCCGCAGGAGTATGGAGAATCCACTACCACGTAAGGCTCTACGTTAATAATACCGACAGCATTACGGGGACGATTAAGTACACAACCGATAATTCCACTTATAGCACTGGTGCAGAGCTGAATTATTCGGAGCAACTTGCCACTAATACTGGTATGTATCCTTCAGTTAATTGCGAATACATTTTTAATTGCACTAATACCTCCACGCATAAAGTGCAGTTCACCATTGCGGGCCTAGATACGAACAATTATGTGTTTGGAAATACTGATTCCAATAGAACTTTTGTGAACTTTTTGCGCTTAGGAGATAACCCCTAATGGCCGTTAACTTTCCAAGCAACCCCACTAACGGCCAGACGGTTACCGTCAGCGGGATCACCTACGCTTACGATTCTACGCAGGGCGTCTGGTCTGACAGCCCCCAAGGTTTGACTCAGGCCATCGACGCGCTGACAGACGTAGATACTTCCACCAATGCTCCAACTACAGGTCAGCTTATTCAGTGGAACGGAACGAACTGGGTTCCCTACACCCACACTAACGGAATCACTGAAATAGATCAGTGGCGACTTACTGCGGATTTAACCTCAGACGCTGATCCGCTCAGTTCAAATTTATCTCGCGTAGATGATGCGTCGTTTAGCAAAGTTGGCACTGGAATGTCCGTCAGCAATGGCGTGTGGTCGTTCCCTAGCACTGGGCTGTGGAAAGTGAGCACGAACGTCTCGTTTTATTTTACGGTGGTTGATTTAGCTATTCGCGTAATTATACAGGTGTCCTCAGATGGCGGCTCAAACTGGGATAACACTGCTCATTTTAAATCGGGAACTGCTAGTGATGACCACTTTGCCCACGGCGCGGGAGAATGTTTCATAAATTGCACAAGCACTAGCAACGTAAAAGTTCGTTTTAGTTTCACTTCAATCGCATCTGGAAACCAAGTTATTGGGGAAGCAGCCAGATCAGATACTTATTTTAGCTTCATGAGACTGGGGGATAGCCAATAATGGCCGCGTATAACTTTCCTAACTCTCCCTCGGATGGCGATACGGTAACCTCGAACGGGATTACCTACACCTACAGCAGCTCGAAGACGCGCTGGGATGGTGCAGCGCCATCAGGTTCAAGCACCACGGTATATGCAACGATTGACTTGCTGCCCTTGTCTGGTGCATCAACCGGCGACCAGGCGTATGTCTCAGGCAACAACCGCCTGTACATTTGGAACGGCACCGGCTGGTACAACATTGCGCTGATCAACACGACGCCGTCGATCAGTGGTGCATCCGCGTCTTATGCTTTAGCAATTGACGGCACCGCTACAACAGTCACCATCACCGCGACTGATCCCGAAGGTATCCCGATTACTTACAGCATCGCGTCGGATACGTCTGGCAACGTGGCGACTGTCACGCAGGGCACTGGGGCTAACGCCAACGTATTCACTATTACGCCATCAACCAACGCTGCCAACGAAGGCACGTTTAGCTTGACGTTTAGGGCGAGTGATGGGGTAAACATCGCAACGGCGGTGAGTAGCTTCACTTTGACCTTCTCAGTCGAAAACAGCAACTACACCACAGCGCTGATTACCTCAGTGGGTGCTAACAACGCAGTGAACAACTCGTTCGACGATGCGTCTACAAACAATCATACGATAACTGCAAACGGTAACGTAACGCAGAATACGTTTAGTCCCTATCGACATGGCGGTTATTCGACTCTTTTTGATGGGACAGGGGACTATTTACAGCTAGGTCACACTGCAGCATTGCGAATGGGGGCTTCAGATTTTTGTGTAGAGGCATGGATTTATATAGATACACACAAAAACTATAACTACATATTTTCGTATGGTCGGCCACTGCAACTGGCCGTTTCGTCTGCCGGTCAATTTTTATTTTTTTGCAGCACAGCGTCCGGTTCAGCCACACATACCTGCCATGGGACTTCAACCTTAGAAACAAAGAAATGGCACCATGTAGCCGCATCGCGAGATGGCAATACATTACAGTGCTATGTAGATGGTGTTAGAGAAAATACTACCGATGTTACAGGCGTAACATTTTTAGAATCAGAGATAAGCAACACTTTCCCGCGAGTTGCCGATTGGAGCGGAGGGAATAATGCCTTTAATGGTTATCTGCGCGATGTGCGTGCAGTAAAAGGATCAGCGGTGCGAACTGGCACTAGCTTTACACTTCCAGACAAGCCACTCTCTGCGATAACCAACACCAGCCTGCTGACCTGCCACCTTCCATACATTGGAGGTGATATAGCTCCTACTGGATATACAGGTTCAGGAGCTATAGTAGGGTTTTCTGGCAACCTAACGGCAGGGACGCTTGCAAACGCATTTGATGGAAGTCTATCTACGTCTGTAAGCATTAGGAGTTCTGGCAGTTTTATTGAATTTACTTTTCCACAACAACAAACTGGTGAACTTCAAGTAAATCTTACTAATGGTAATGACTCCGGCGATGACAATGTTAGATTTTGGATTGACGGTGTTGAGGGCACTGCGTTTGATGTTAGCTCACAGAGCTGGTACTCATTAACTTCGTCTAGTGATAATTTTACGACTGTTAAATTAGAGCATACTGGCTCTACTACGGCAGATATATATGGCTTTCGTATAGGAACGTCTGGCGACACTATCATTGGTCTTAAACCAGATATTACTGTAGTCGGCAACACCACAACAGAGCCATTTGCCCCCTACGACAACTCCCCCTATGTCGCCAGCAACAACGGTGGGTCTATTTATTTTGATGGTAGCGGGGATTATCTTGTTACTGGGGCGGATGCAGATCAATTTATTAACTCCGGCAACACAGGCACCATTGAAATGTGGCTGTACCTTGATGCCTTTACCAACCCCAGAACAAGCTTGTGCGGACAATGGACTAGCACTGGGGGATATGCAGGGTGGACTCTTGATCTAGATACGTCAGGGCAACTGGTAATAGGGGTCAACGGAAATATAAATTCAGCGAAAACTACAGGGCTTACTTTAGGCAGGTGGCATCACTTTGCCGTTGTCAACACTGGCAGCGCTATAAACATATTTACTGATGGCATTTACAAAAGCACATCTACAAACGCTAGTGCCACGTCTGCAAGCTCTTCATCATTGGTTGTGGGTGCTAGGTCTGATGACTCACTTCCTGTAAATGGAGTTATCGCGGACTTTAGGTTTGTGGATGGCACTGCTGTTTATGATGTCGGCAGTGCATCAGTGGGGGACATCGTATTTACCCCACCCACAGTCCCCCTAACAGCTATCACCAACACCTCTCTGCTTCTTAGGGGCACAAATGCCGGAATCATTGACAAGTCTCAGTCTGTCAAAACGATCACGTTAAACGGCGACGCTAAGTCGTCTACTACTCAGAGCAAGTACCTAACATCGTCAATGTATTTTGATGGGACTGGTGATTCGCTCACCATTGGAAACAATCAGGGGCTTCACATTGGCAGCGGAGATTTCACTATAGAGATGTGGCTTCGCGCGGCAGCAGTCGATACAAGTGCTAATCAGACTTTAATGCTTAGGCGGTCTGTGGTGGGCGCAAGAGGATTGGTAATAAATATTAACACGTCTTCTAAATTAGGGTTTGTGGCGGGGGATTCAAGCACTGGGGCGTGGGAAATTTCATTTAACTCAACCTCAGATTTGAGCGCCAACACATGGCATCACATAGCGATAGTTAGGTCGGGTAACAACTTTTATCTCTACTTGGATGGCACACGAGAAGCAACTGCAAGTAGCTCCGCAACCATTGCAGACGATACTAGCGATTTGATAATCGGGACTAATGAAGCGGGTACTGGCGATTTTTCTGGTTACATATCCGACCTAAGAATCACTAAAGGTTTAGCGCGTTACACCGCCTCAGACGAAACCGCAAACATTCCATCAGGCGCGTTGCAGGGGTAAGACTTTGTGGACCCCGTATCACTTATGGCAATGGCATCTACTACCTTTAAGGGTATCCAGGTGCTGGTATCGAAGGGTGCGGAGATTGAGCATGTCGCGCAGAAGTTGGGAGCATGGTACGGGTTTGTAAGTGACCTACGGCAGGCGGAGAAAGAGGCTGAAAACCCTCCGCTGTTCAGGAAGATGTTCGACGGGGAGACGGTTGAACAGCAGGCATTGAACGCAGTTATTGCCAAAAAGAAAGTAGAAGAGCAGGAAAAGCAGATACGTGAGCTAATTACGTGGGCTTACGGGGTTGAAACGTACAAAGAAATGATGCAAATGCGTCGCGATATCAAAGCAAAACGTGAGCGCATGATTTATAAGCAACGGCGTCGTCAACAGCGGATGCTAGACGTGTCGTTTATTTTGGGTGGTCTAATGGCCGTGACGGGGGTGGTATACGCTACCTACAGTTTAATTAATAGCGCAAGCTAGTATTAGCTGGGATAATATAGGCTGCAAAATGGACGACAAGTATTGGGAAGCTTTGAACCGAATTTCGACGCATGAGGCTATGTGCGAGGAGCGGTCGAAAACCATATTTAACCGGCTGGAGAATATAGATAACCAGTTGGCACAGATGCAGCGCAACATGTTCCTGATTGGCTTTACTTTGATTAGCGGCATGGCGGGACTAATTATCACGCTGATCATACAGTGAGGGGTGGATGGCATATTTTAAACGCACTAGATTCAGCGGTATTGCTCCCGGCGTTGCACCTCGACTACTAGCAGAGCAGTTCGGCCAAGGGGCCGAAAACCTTGACTTTGAATCTGGTCGTTTTGTTCCAACAACGGAAGATAGTGCCAGTGTTCATACGTTAACTACTACGCAGCGTCGATCAATCTATTACTACGACAACAGCACTAGCCCCATGTGGATTGAATGGGATGAGGAGGGCGTTAAAGCGGTAGAGGGTCCAATTCCCGGTGATGCTGACGACAGGTTGTATTGGACTGGTGAAGACTACCCGCGAATGGGTATTTACACAGGCCTATCCAACTGGGCAAACCGCGCCGATTACCGCCTGGGAATACCTGCGCCGCAAGCTGCACCTACTATTACTATAACGGGCACCCTTGATACGACGGTCACTGCCGAAGAAACAGCGTGGGTATATACGTTTGTAAGTGAGTTTGGCGAAGAAGGACCGCCTAGCGAGGCGTCTTTGATCTACGAATTTACGCCGACTACAGACGGCGGCACAACAGGTCAGACTGCAACTATTAATATACCTAGTTACAACGTATCGGGTAATTTTGCGTTTGGCTCACCAGCAAGAAAACGTATTTATCGCGCCAACGTCGGTTCTAACGCAACAGAATTTCAGCTTGTACACGATGTAGCCTACACTGAGACTCAAAAAGATGATTCAAAACAGGCGACTGAGCTTGCTGAAGTTCTCCCTTCTACAACATGGATCGGCCCACCCGATGACAATACTGTTAATTACCCTGACGGGGCGCTGCAAGGACTAACGCCTGTAGCAAACGGTATTTTTGCGGGGTTTACAGGCAAGCGGCTGTGCTTAAGTGAAGCATATCTGCCGCACGCGTGGCCTGTTGATTATCGGATTACGTTGGAAAATGACATCGTTGCTATTGGCACAACTGCTAACGGCATTGTCGCCCTAACTGATGGCAAGCCGTATTTTGTAACAGGTGTCGACCCCAGCGCCATGTCAGCGGTGCAGATTAATCTTGAACAGGGCTGCGTTAACCCGCGCTCGGTTGTAGATCTAGGAGACGTAGTGCTTTATGCCGGTCCTGATGGGCTGTGCGCGATTTCGGGCACCGAAGGCAGAGTAATTACGCGCGGCCTTATTTCACCTACTCAGTGGAACGACGATTTTTACCCCGAGCAAATCCGTGCGTTTGAGCACGAAGGCACTTATGTTGCGTTCTACACAGACACCGCTACAAACACGCACGGCGGTTGGGTATACGATCCGCGCGCAGACGAAGCTGCACTATCTACAATTACTGCATCTGCGGAACGCAGGGGCGGCTATAAAAACCCGAAGACGGGCGAGTTATTTTTAATAGAAGGAAATGAAGTAAAGCAGTATCGCGGTGGAGCAACAGAGCAGTTAGGTAGGTGGAAGTCTAAAAAGTATGTAACACCTCAACCGGTAAGTATGGGCTGGGTGCATCTTACGGCTAGTAGTTACCCTAGTAATCCGTCAGACGTTACGCGGCAAAACAGAGTTATTGTGTGGGCGGACGGTGAGTTAATTGCTGATTATTACATTACGTTTGATTCACTAACTAACACGTATACCCAAGAAGTTAATACGCCCTCTGGGATATCAGATGCAACATTGCGTGAGCCAACTATGCGTTTACCTGCTGTTATAGCTAGTGAATGGGAAGTTGAAATACGCGCCGCTGTGCCAATAGATGAGTTTTGTTTGGCGCAAAGCATGGATGAAATTAAACAGCTATGAGTACTGAAGACGGACGCCGTAATCCGCGCTCGACTACTGCGACTAAAGTACCCGGTATACCCAAGGTTCCCACAAAGGTATCTGCAGAGCTTCGCCAATATCTGACATCTCTTGGCGAAGCGCTTGAGATACGTCTCGGCAGAAAAGGTGATCCGCGCGACCGTGCCGTAACGTTACGCGAGCTAACTGACGGCGGTTTAAGCGGAGTAAATTTGCGCGTCGGCACAGTAACTACTACTGGCCCTCAAGACGACCCAACCGCAGATTTTCCAGTTACTCCTGTAGGTTTTGTTGTAACTGGAGGTTTTTCGTACATATTTTTGAGGTGGAATTGGCCGGGGCAGTCTTATTCAGGGCACTCTCTAACAGAAATATGGCGTAATACAGTAGATGATAGAACCGAAGCAGGTGGCAATCAAAGAATAGGTATATCACCTGGTACTACTTTTATTGATCGTGTAGGAAGCGACGCGAGCTTTTATTACTGGATTCGGCACGTAAATGTGAATGGTGTCGAAGGGCCGTTTAATGCAACAGCTGGAACGTTGGGTGAAACACAGCCTGACGTTACTTACCTTACTAGTTTGCTTGCCGGAGCAATAGGAGAGAGCGAGTTAAATCAAACGTTAACAACTACCATTGATGATATTGAGACAGCTATCGCTGATCTTGAAACAACTTTTGGGTCAACATCATCAGCTGCTGCATCTGCGTTAGCAGCTCAAAATTCCGCTACTGCAGCAGCAGCTGATGCAGCAGCTACTGCTGCTGATGCGCTGGCTACAGCAGCAGACGTGTTAGCTACAGCAGCTGATGTAGTTGCTGCGGGTGGCAGTGCGTCGCTTGCAGCGACTAGTGCTACAAATGCGGCAGCGAGTGAAAGCAACGCTAGTCAATCTGCGTCTAACGCATCTTCTAGTGAGACAAGTGCCGCAGGTAGTGCCTCAAATGCAGCAGGTAGCGCATCTGCAGCGGCTAGTAGTGCTACAAATGCGGCTAATAGTGCGAGTGCTGCAAGCGCATCAGAAGGAAATGCGTCTACTTCAGAACAAGCTGCGGCTGCAAGCGAGTCTAATGCGGCTGGTAGCGAGTCTGCTGCTGCATTATCAGCAACAGCAGCTGCTGGCAGCGCAAGCAACGCAAGTCAATCCGCTGCGAATGCAGCTTCTAGTGCAACTCAAGCAGCTACAAGTGAGTCCAATGCTGCTGGTAGCGCGAGTTCAGCTTCTAGCTCAGCTACAAATGCGGCAGCAAGTGAAAGCGCCGCAAGTCAATCCGAGGCCAATGCAGCTTCAAGCGAAACCAGTGCCGCTACAAGTGAGTCAAACGCGGCAGGCAGCGCGTCTGGTGCAGCTAGTAGTGCTACAAATGCGGCTGCTAGCGCAAACGCGGCAAATACAAGCGCTGGTAATGCAGCAACAAGCGAAACTGCTGCAGCAGGTAGTGCTACAAATGCAGCAGGTAGCGCTTCTATTGCCCAAAGTGAATCATCAAATGCAGCGACTAGCGCGACACAAGCTGCTGGCAGCGCGACCGCAGCGCAAACAAGTGCTAGTGGAGCTGCTTCTTCAGCTAGCGCTGCAGCAGCATCGGCTACTGCCTCCGCGTACAATTTTAATCAGATTACTGCCCGATTAGATGACGTATCGGGCAACTCGTCAGGTGTCACTGTAGAGCAAGCGTATCAAGTAACGGCGACTAATCAAGACGACATAACAGACCTTGAAGGTCAGTACACAATTAAAATTGATACCGGGGGTACTGTTGCTGGTTTTGGGTTAGCAAGTTCTTCAAATACATTCAGCGGCTCTAGTTCTGAATTTTATGTTCGCGCGGACAGGTTTGCTGTGTTGCCAGCAACAACAGTTTCTAATGGGTCTTTTCCGACAACTAATTTGTATGCAGGCCGCACTGTCTATCGATCAGATTTAGATGAAACTTATTACTACGACGCAACTAATAGTCAATGGAGTACAACATTAAATCATTTACCGTTTGCGGTTGTAACTAGTCCAACAACTCTCCAAGGCCAATCAGTTCCTGCTGGTGTTTATATTGACACTGCTTTTATGAATAAGGGCCGTGTCCTTGACCTAATTGCAGGCAGCGTTGTTGCTGATTTTATAACAGCGACAGCGGCCCTAAGCGCGCCAAATATTTTTGGCGGCACATTTAACATGGGGCAAATCAGTTACAACAATAGTACTGATCCCCGTGATTGGACCATTACTTCCGCTAACACGCGCGTCAGTAACTTCTCTGTTGATGCACTTGGCGTGATGCATGCTAACGCTGCTGTATTAGAAGGCCTTACTGTTAAAGCCGCAGACGGCACTATTCTTGTAAAAGCTGGTGGGATGTTAACGCCAAGCGGCGCAAACATGGTGTTTAATCCTACTTTTAAATCGCCTGAATACGTAGCAAATAACAATAATACGGGGTTTACCGCAAGCACCACTCTGTTGTTAGGTTGGAAGCTAACCTCGGGGACTATTTCGGTAAATTTGACTAACGGCTATGCCGACCTTAGCAGCACCGCCTACATGGACTCGACAGGACAAAGGTTTCACGCTACGGAAGGTGAAAAAATATATTTGTATGCTGAGCACAACCAATCTTCAGGCGCTGGGGTTGCAGTACAGCTTCTGGGCTATTCAACTCCAGACACTGAGGCCAGCCCTAATGGATTTATTCAAGGCTCGTTTACTTCAGTTTACGTAGGGGCAGCCATATCCAGTGGACGAGCGATGGGGACTGAGGAAACTGATGTTTCTGGTCGTTACTTGTCTGTTGGCTGTGCAACAATACAAGAGACTGGTTATTACTCTGTTCGATTATACGCTAATGGATCAGCAGTACGATATTACATGGTAGGCGCATCTGTAACGCCTCCAGTAATTGATCCTATTTACGCCCCAACTTATATCCGTGATCTGTCAGTAGACACGTTGCAGATTGCAGGTGCCGCTGTATCAGCGCCGGAAGGCAACTCTTCCCCACTTAGCGGAACTTTAAATCTGGCTGGAGGCACGAGCAGCAATCCAACTGCCAACTGGGGAGACATTGGTTCGTCGGTAAGTGTTTCTTGGGATTCAGATGCGAATGCGGCGCCACAAGCAATGATAGTAATTGGGTCTTTTAGTTTTGTCGGTTCTAACGGAAGCGGCGGAGACGCAGCCGCAGCTTCAGTTAACATTCGCCCTGAAGTTAGTTTTGGTTCTGGGTCTACGGTTACGAACGTCGGGGTGATATCTAACTCGTTTGCTTATGGGTTTGGTGGGCAAGTTGTCACTGTGGCGCACATTGATCTTAGCGGTAAAGGCTCGCCAGCTACAGTTCAGTTACAGGGCTATCAAGTTAATTTTGACGGTAGCAATACCCGTGCCTTATCTAGATATACTATTTCAGCATTTGTGGCGAAACGATGAGTAGAGGAACTGCACTTATATACAGCGAAACGGGCGAGATTGTTGGAGTTCGCTCGGGCGCGATTGCTAACCTTCAAATCGATATAGACAAAAATGGTGGTCGGGGCATTTTTGTTGAGCCTGACGATGTTCCTGAAAATGTCGATGATTATTATGTGTCAGACGATGGAGTATTAACACTAAAGGGCGATGCTCCTCACGAAACGGCCCGATTTGATTATGGTGCCAAAGCGTGGTCTTACGACTTACAACGACATAAAAACAACGTTTGGCGTAGTATAAAGGCAGCTCGGAGCGCTGATGAGTTCGGCACCTTTACATGGAGCACGCACACGTTTCAGTGTGATGAAACAAGCCAACGTCGTATACAAGGTGCTGTGCAGTTAGCTCAGCTGGATGCAACCACTACCCTGGATTGGACATTAGCAGACAACTCAGTGCAAACTTTCAACGCGACGGAGCTGCAACAAATAGGGCAGGCGCTTGCGGCACACGTCAACGCATGTCACGTTAAATCCCGTACAAAACGTGGGGAAATAGACGCTGCAACAACTCAAGCTGAGCTTGACGCAATCACTTGGTGATGACGCAGTTTTTGACGCAGTTGATGTCCAAGCATGTCTGATTAAGCCCCATACCACTGTCCAGTAAAATCTACTAAGTCACAGAAAGTTTTGATAAATCAGTCGATTACGATCTGATTCCGACCCGAGCCTCCACAAAAAACAGCGCTCGTAAGTGACTGTTTTACAGACACAAAAAATCTTGCTATCGTTTTTTTCATGCAATGACGCAGTTTTGACGCACTTCATGAGGAAGCTATGGCATCGATCCGCAACCGTAACGGGCGTTTCTACGTCGAGGTTCGAAAGGCTGGATACCCGGCTGTAAGCAAGACTTTTGATACTAAGACCGAGGCTCGTCAGTGGGCAAAGCGGACGGAAGCAGATATCGAGTCCGGCGCTTTGCTGGCACGCAAGCGACAATCTCAAAAGAAAACGACGTTTGGCGACCTGATTGATCGCTACATCGAAGAAGTCCACCCGCTCAACAACTTTTGCGAATCTAAGATTGCTACTTACCGTTTGACGCAACGCGACATCGGGCACTACAAGCTGCATGAAATTACGATTGAGAAAGTGTTGGACTATGGTCGGCAGCGCAGGCTTGGCACAGACGACAGGAAAGGTGTAGCACGAAGCACGCTTAATACTCAGCTGCAGTATATGGCGGAGCTCGTCGAGTTTGCTCGTATCTCATGGGGCATGCCATTTGAAACAAATCCCGTGAGAGACGCGCGCTACGCGCTTGCAAAGATGAAGTTGGTGGGTCCGAGTCGCAAGCGTGCACGTAGGCTCGCCTCTGGTGAGTACGAAAAACTTATGGAAGCGTCAAAAGGGCACTGGATTTCGCACTTCATTGTTATTGCTGTGCATAACGCTATGCGTCTTGGGGAGATACATCGGCAGACGTGGGAAGACGTGGACTTTGAAAACCGCACACTCACGATACGTGATCGCAAAGATCCTCACGAGAAAGAGGGCAACGATGAAACAATCCCCATGCTCCATGAAACATGGACCCTGCTTCATGGTCTATGGTTGTGCAGCAAACAGCGGGGCAGGGTGTTCTGTCAGGTAGCTACAGCAGGTGCTGTGTCAGACAAGTTTGCAGACGTAGCCCAGTTAGCCGGGTGTCCTGATCTGCGTTTTCATGATCTTAGGCACGAAGCGTGTAGCCGTTTGTTTGAGCAAAAGCTGTCAATAGAGCAAGTAGCGCTAGTGTCAGGTCACAAATCGTGGGACACGTTGAAGCGCTATACGCAGTTAAGGCCTGGAGAAGTGTTGGCTGCTATAGAGGGTAGTTGATTACTTTGGATTCGAGGTAAGCGGCAACTTCAGGCGTTGGGAATAAATATTTTTTACCGTGTTTGATGTACGGCAACTGCAGCTGCCCGCGCGCCGCTTGTTTATAGATTGCGTCTTTTTGTACTTTAAGTAGCTGTGCGATTTCTGGTAGGTCCATAAAAGGACCATACTTTTCAATTAACAGTTGTTCCATCTTGGAAAGTTCCTAATAGTCGTTTTAAGTACCATTCAGCCTTTTCAAGGTCTTGTACTGGTTTGCCTTTGTATTCGTACCTCCACAAATACTTGAGGCAGTTGCCTTTCAGATAACCACGGAATTGTTCTTGTGACATTGACGCTTCGATAGCAGTGATGCATTCGATGCTGCCAGTGTTGTAGTGAACGGGTTGGTTGACTTCGTCTGACATTGCTACCTCATGTAGGTGTATTAGAAATACTAATACATGGTGGGACACCAAATCTATAGTGCTGTCATATTAATTTATTAAGTATGCGACGATTGGTAGAAGTTTTGCGTCTAACTGGTTTTTAGAGGTCTTGTCGTTAGGCTCGACTACTTCAAGTTGTTTTTTGTTTTTTCTTTTGATGATCATCCATTGAGGATTACGGTTGCCTGTTTTTAAAATTGGTTTAGCGCATTTGATCAAGTCATAACAGAGGATTAGCTGTCCTGCGTAACCAAGCGGGGGTAGGTCTTTTTCTAACCTAACAGCACACACAGCTTCGCATTTTTCATCGAAAACAGAACCAATGACGCGGCGTCGATATTGGATTTCTTCGCATGTACGTAGAGTGCTGCCATGTACCCAAGTAATTGGAACTCGAAAACGTTCTGCTTCTATGGGGCAATAGTTTGGTTCAATTTCGTGAGGATCAACTTCAAGAAAGTTAGCCAGCTTTGCAATGGCTTCGTCATGCAGCTCGGTGATGTTGTTAAGATATTGACTAAACGCACCTTGAGTCCAACCTAATGCTTTAGCAGCTTCAGATTGATTAGTTTCAAGCGATCGTTTGCGTTCTTCCCAAATACGGCGAAGATTTTGTACAGCTGTTGGGAGTGTACCTCCCATATTGCTATCCTCCTGATAAGCAATGCTGCGTTATTAGCGCAGCTAACTCCTTAAATAACAGGGAGTTTCGCACAAGCTCATCTTGTGTTACTGATTTATGTATGTGTGGTCCATAGAATACTTGCGCTGACTGCTCCCACCCTACAGCCAGGATGGTAGTCTGTTGGAAATCACTCATTTTTGTCAACCAAATTTGCTGCAATTCGGATAAGCCAAAGGTAATAACTGTTGTTTTGCGTTTGGGTAGTTTTATGTACTTGTACTCAACCCACAAAGAACCGGCGGGTCCACAATAGAAAGCATCAGGGACGCCGCCGGTATAGGTATCGTGGATTTTCCAGCGATACACTTCAGGTGAAAGATGCCGATGCACGGCTTTGATAAAGCCGTGCTCGTTCAACCAAACCTACTTATCGAAAGGCACGTTTGCATACTCGTCGTATACAGCCCCTGCTTTTTCGTAGGCTTCTTTGGTAGCCCAACCCAGCTTGTTGATAGTGATGTTCTGATAGCTTGAGCCACCTGCTTTAGATGTCTTTAGCTCAGAACCCACTTCCCAAACCGTAGCAAAGCGGTCGCCACCAATGTTGCGGAGGTTGGTATTCCACAACTTTGAAGTTTTGGCTTTGCTTTTGTTGAGATGAAACATGACCGGTTGGTCCGCAACTTCTTTTGTTTTGGGATCAATGGTCAGCACCATGTGTGCATGATTTTCAAATATCTCGTAGTTTTGCTTGTTTGCATTTTCGAGATTGTTGAGGTGCTCATGCGCTTCAGCTTCTGTTTCAAAGTGATAAGCACGGTAGTCATTTACCTGTGCGCCATACTTTGGCTTGCAGGTCCAATAACAAAACACCGTGATGTTGAGACAGGTAAAGCCTTTTGGAAATCGCTCGTCGGTTACGATGTTGCGAAAATCACCGGGTTTCCAGTCGCCATCACCTTCCTGTACTACTTTGGATGAAGCGTGTACTTGTACGATCTGCGGGATAATTACGTTGTTGCCAACGTTTTCATTACCACGACCGATGCCGTCCATTACATTTTTGAGGTGGGCAGGGATTTTGTCGTCAAGGATTGCTAAATCATTCATCTTTGGTTTCCTATTAATTTACACGTATTGCTATTTTGCGAAGCTCTCGCGGTGTTACTCCAGGGATTGCAACACCCAAAGCCCACAGTTCTCTGCATGCGGTGCTTGATAAGCGGCGTTGTAAAACTTCAAAGTTGCGTGTCTCTGCAAGCCACTCGAAGAACTGTTCCCAGTCTTCAACTTGCGGTACAACTTCTTCGCGGACAGCTACAGACGCAGCGTCGTTAGCTGCTTTAGTCTGTCCTTGTTGATCTAGTGTCTGGATAAGATCCCAGTCGAGCTCGCTTTTTTGCTTGTTAAGCTCTTTGAGTTGAGCGTTAACGTCGTCAATAGCTTTTTTGTTAGCAACGCGTTGTTCGATTATTTCGCCTAAATTCATGCTGTTTTCCTTAGTTCATTAAGTTTGTTGAGTACGTTAAGTAAGTCTTCCATTCGTCCGAGTTTGGTTTGTAACTTGTCGTAGACATCGGGTTCCCAAGTGTCGCGAGCGGCAATCTGAATTACCTCGGTCTTAGCTGTTTGACCGGCACGGTAGATTCGTCGATTGAACTGTTGATAGTGTTCAGCGTTGTAAGTGGGTGATGCCCAGATAACTGATGTAGCGCGAGTCAACGTAAGACCATGACCCGCAGACTGTGGGTGTGCATACACAACCTGCAGCTGACCTGACTGCATGTGGTCGACGATGTCTTTGCGTTTGTTGGCAGGTGTGCTGCCGTCAATAAAGTCGTACTTTATACCGGCTTGTTCTGACAGCTCGGTTAGTTTTTCGCGCTCGTGCCGCCAGTTGAAAGCAACGAGCGAGTGTTCGCGTGCTTGCACAAGATCCAATACCAATTTGTAACGGTCGTCATGTACCGTGATAGGTGTGCCATGATCGTCATAAATGGCACCAGTACACAGCTGCAATAGCTTTTTGACTTTGGCACCAGCGTGAATTGCATTGATAGTGCCTTTGCCTGTGTACAGCACTGACTCGTCAGCGAGCGTGTTGTACTGCTTGAGTATTTTAGGTGGCAGATCCACATACATGGTGTGGACAGACTGCTCTGGCATATCAAGGCAGGCTTCCAAGGTGTAGCGGATGTTGATGTCTTTGATAGCAGCAGCAACAATTTCTTGTGCTTCGGGTTTGTCGACCCATACGTTGGCAAAGCCGTTGAACTGCGGTGTGCAGACAGCGTTACGGAAACCGTAGAACCTGTGACCAAGACGGGCACCGTCGTCGACTAGCAGGGTAGGGTGCCATACGTCCAAAATTGTGTTGCTGTTAGGTGTACCGGACATAGCAATGCGGTACTCAAACAGCTTTACGAGTTTTGCCATAGCTTTACTGCGTTGGCTGTCTTTATTTTTGAACGCCGTAAACTCGTCGATACAAATAGTGTCGAAGCCATCAAGTACGTCTGGGTTTTTAACCAACCACTTCACTGCGTCGTGATTAGTAATCACGATGTCTACGTCGGCTTTGAATGCGTCTGCCCGGTTGCGGGCGTATGCGATGGAGTACTTTAGTCCCGGTTGGAACTTGGTGCAGTCGTCTCCCCAACTGGCACCGAGGATGCTAAGGGGTGCGAGAACGAGAAGCTTACCTTCACGCCGTTGGGCGTATGCGTCGAGCACAGAGCGTGTCTTGCCTGTGCCGGGATCGCTTGTGATGAGTACTCTGGGGTTATCGATAATGAACTGGGTTGTCGTTGCTTGGTGTTCAAACGGCTTTTGCATTTTTCATTACTCATATCTATTTACTTTTTTCCAATCACTTTTAATTTCTTTTCGGCTTCTTCAATCACTATTTCTTCAGGGTCAGGTTCACTGCCTTCTTCGTAATCAGGCGCAAGGAGTTGAAGTTGGAGAGTGCGGCCATCCCATTCGTAGGCATCGAGATGTATCTCGACTTTGATCCGCATGTGTCCTCCTGACTGCAGTAGTATTAGCGATACTAATATCAATGCTCAAAAAATACAATGCTTTTGTCTTGTGATTCCCAACAAATAGTGCAAGTAGCACAACTTGCGACGTGACCTGTTTGTTCTGGGCACACTAGTTTGGTACGACCAAAGTGCCAGTCTTCTGGTCTGCCTTTAGCACATGATGTGCTAAACAAAGTAGCAGTATCATCCGAAAAGCGAACACGGCATCTCTCCTTATATTTGTGGTTCATTTTGACAATGGCATACCCAATATCTGAAAAACTCCGATGGTGGGTATACCCGTAAATGTGCAGGTTAGGAATGAGATGCAACATGCATCTCCACCACACAACGTATTCCTTGGCAAAGAAGTCACCGAGTACATGTAGCCGGACCACGAATCCTGCTTCATGTTTCATGGACAGTGCTTCAAGTTGTTTTCGAAGTAGGGGGAGAAAATCAAAATGTGTATGGTCGTAACGGATTGCAAACGGCATGTTGTTACCGTAACAGTTGTCCCATTGCTCGCAGTAATCGGGGCAGCTATTGCGCTCTTCGAGTGTTAATGAATAAAGCGGCATGCCTTTCCATTTGCCTTTGGTAATTCGTGCACCTAGCTTTTTGTTATTCCTGCCTGACTTCAGCATGTTGTTCGCTGGCGGCTTTACGCTTTTGACGTATTTTGTCCTCAAGCGCCGGTCTGGTTTGCTCGCGTTCGTTTTGAACAATGTCATTGCATATTTCCCTAGCTAATGCGGTTTTGGTTTTACGGTCGTACTTACCCACAACTTTTATGTGCGCGGGTTTAAGTTTGTAGGTAGACCAAAAAACTGCTTCAGGCGGATCGGTTTTTAACTTGTATTCGACGGTAGTTCCGTCGTCTTGGATGAAGAAGCATCGGGAGATGCATCCGTCTGAGTCGAGCAGTCCTGCTGGCATTGCCGTTCCTTCTTTAGTTGCGCGATAGCTTTGATAAGAAAAATAATTTCAAGAGCTGTGAGCAGTCTTGATAACCAAATCATTCGTCCCCCTTGTTATGTTTTGTGAATACAACGACCGCGACGGCCATGAGAAAAAAGACAGGTAACATAAATGCACTAAGTCCAACGACTACGAGATAGCTGAAGTACATAAGCGCAAAGATTGCAATTGCAGCAGCAACGTACTGCAGCGTTTGTATGAGCTGTTTCATATAACGGCCTCACATAAAAAAAGACCCCGCCGAAGCAGGGTCAAGAACCTTAGGAGCCTCCCCTATGGCAGGGAGTTGGTCAGGCTATTCGACACCCCATTCACATGCGGGGTCGTCACCTTGTCTGTATGAGCACCATCTGCACGCCGACTTAGATGGGCTCGGTTCAAAATCAAATTCACTAGTCATACGTGTAGCGCGTGCGTGATACCCAGGAAAGAACGCCATTGCTTCGGCGCGAGTGTATGACTGCTTAGTGGTTTCAGCGTGGTCGAGATACCACAACTCAGTCTGCACATACTCTAAGTTCGAATACCGTATGAACGACGCAATAGCGTAGAGCAGCGCTTGTTGTGAGTGACCGATTTCGTTACCAAATTTTTTACCGGTTTTGTAATCAATAACGCGTGCGCTGGTATCTGATTCATGTACCAGTGCATCAAGTTTGATGCGAGCCCATGTACGGTTTTCTTTCCAACCGCACGGTTGCCACTCTTCAGTAAATGCCCACTCACCTTCGAGCTCTACTTTTGCATCAATAAAAAGCTCTCGCAGTTCTTCGAACTCAGCCTTAAATTTTTTAAGTGACTCGGGGAAATCACCCAGTGTGCCGTTGACGTAATCTTCGGCTTCTTGGTGTATTTGCGAACCGCGATCTGCAGCCGGGCTTGACGGCTCGGGTATGCGTTTGACTCGGGATAAAAATGTTCGATACGGACACTCTTCAAATACTTTAAGAGCAGAGTAAGACCATGAAGTTACTGGGCCGAGTGGCGCTTTGTCAGTAAAGAGTTTGTCTGCATCTGGGCGTGCTTCTTGCGTAAGTGCAACAGTCATATTGTTACCAGTATTTTTGCAGTCATTAGTGTAGCTAATTCTTCTGGGCATGCAAGAGCGCAGTATCTTGTTCTTTAAAATATGTGTTGATTAAGTTTTGAATTTTTAAGTCATCAGACTGCCATTCAACTTCGATGCCGCGTACTGGTCCTTTTGAAGAGTCAGCTCCAACTGGTCGTTTGCGGACAAAAGTTATGTTGTTTCGTTGCAGGCGTTTCCTGAATTCATGCAGCGATAACTTTGCATCGGCGTATACGTTAAACACGTTTCTAAAGTGATCAACAGGTATTAAAGACGGCACGTTTTGATGTGCGTTGGAAATCCACAACTTAATGTGGCGTTGTGCTGCATCAATAGCGCCGCTGTTA